ACCGCTTGGCCGATTATCTGGCCGGCACGACTGGGTTCGGCAGAACCGACAGCTTGAGAAGCTAACTGTTGTCTTTGGTACTCATTTATTTTGCCCATTTATCTCTCCAATTAAAAGAAACTCCCAACCCCACCAAGTATGCCACTAACAAGTGCAGCTCTGCCCTCTTCCTCACGAATAGATGCTTGGCTCTCCGATAAATATCTAACCGCTCGTCCACGGCCCTCTTCCGCTTTTGCTTCCGTTTCAGCATATTTTTTCGTCTGTGCTATGGTTATTAAAGCGGAACCCATAAGTTGCACGCCCGACCCAATGTATTGTAAAGACTGATTCGCTGCAAACTTCCGGCCTTCTTCTCTTATAATCGCGGCAGATCGATATGACTCACCTTCTGCTATAGCGCCCTGATAACGCATATCACGCGCGGCTGATATTGAAGACCTATAAGAACTTACACCCCCATAAAGACTCCCTGCCGCGCTTATAGCGCCACCAAAAGTTACACTAGGCTTAAAAAAATCGCTCATTATTCGCCCCCCTCGAAATCCACTTCCGTATCCACTACCATGGCATTAAGAGTGCAGGGGTATGGAGCAGTCTGCACAACCCAAATATGACGTTGTGCGTCCCAAATATCAAAACCGGGCACTGTTTTAACCCCATTAAAAAGCCGTGTCGGGCGGTCGGTATACTGCGCCCCTTTACGGAACCCTATTTTTTGCAGGTTATAAGGGTCATACCCATAAGACACGCCCAGACTATTGCGGAACATAAGATTTATTTGACTAACCGTTTTGTCTTTGCCCGGGGTTATCCCCACATTTAATAACAGTTCTAAAGGCATAGTCTTTAAAGCCCCCTTATAGGCCTCCCCAACAATAACAAATGTGGACGGTGCGGGTATAGTTATCTCTGCGTTCTCAACTTCATAATCTTCACCTTCGACACCACCGTCAGCAACAACCCTCACTGTCTGCCCTTCTAAATGCCCCAGCCCACGAATAGTGTCCTGCGCAAAATACCACTCTCCATCACCAAAACTATCTGACGAAAACTCTTTAAGTATATTACATTTTACCATTTGTGCGTTATCATATTCGGTGATGATAGCAACCCCACTCTCGTCCCCTGTTATATGTTTCGCGTGTATCGTACGCCCCACATCATCTTCCTCAAAAAGATCCTCTGTGGTAGTGAAATCAACATCTTCTTCACCCTCATCAGTTTCAGCTAAAGAAAGAGTAAGAGACTGTGTAGTGTCGAGAATAAGAGCTGAATCCAAATGGACTTGTCTTTTCTGGGCCTCAAAAAGTAAGTTAATATATCTATTATCATCAACCGCTTTTGCCGCGGCGTCCGTCCCGGAATAGAAATCTTCAGGCTCAGGAATGGTCTCATTACGGGACATGTACTCCATATACCTTCTCGTCACACCGTCTATCTCACGCTCTACACATATCCACAAGCGAGAAACTCTATCGTCTTGAGGTTCACTCGCAACGGAAAGCACCTTCCCTCCACCGCCAATAGAGTGGTTATTCCATGCCGAACGATTCTCGTTCCTATTATAAACTAAAGACAATAAGGAGCCGTCACTCATGGCCGCCCATAACCTATTAGGTGACCCTTGGGTATACGCGAGCTGTATAACGCCCGGCTCTGTAATCTCATCAGAGTGTACATTTTCGTCCATCGATTCGTACCCGTCATTCATAATAGTATACTTAAAACTGTTAACAACGCGCCTGCCACGCTCCACATAAAGAATATCGTTACCGAAAGAGACAGGCATCATATCCGCCACACCGTAAGAATCAACCGGGAACGACTCTACAGCAGTGCCTGAAATAGGTTGCGCGTCAGAACCGCCATTAACTTTAAGCATACCCGCATAAGTACCGATACCCAAGAACTGTCGTGTACCTATAAAAAATCTTATCCTGTCCACTGATGTATCTGAAGCGGAAGTAACCGCGTAAAACACCGCATGGTCAGGGTCTGTCCCGAGGGTAAAATCTTCAAACCGGGGCGCACCGGTAGAAGTATCAGGGCTCCGGGACCCGAAAAACACATCGGGTTCATTAAGACTCCCACCGTGAAAAAGCCTACTACCATAAAAACCACAGGTAGCGGGGGCGTCACCCCCTCTTAAATATACCCCTCCTGAAGTGTACGCCTCGAACCCTGTCGTGTCTATATCATTCCCATCCTCGTCTTGTATAGAAAAAGTGGTGTCGGAAATCACGGTAATAGTGTACTCTATCCCGTTTAATTCAGCCATCCCGCCTATCTCCTCCATAATAACAATATCCCCGCTATTTAAATGGTGATCCCCATCTGTAGTCACCACACCGGGGTCCGCTTGAGTAATACCCGTGATATCCTGTTGGTCGAACGGGTCACCCGTTCGCGTATATGTACCCAACGACCAGTTCGTTATCCCGCTCCGTACGAGTTTACGCGGTGCGTAATGCGGGTGGTCAAGATACATTATATCCGCTTTCTGAGACGTTTTTATAAGAGAAAGATCTTCATCTTCTTTATAAGGGGACTCCAATTCGTATATTCTTTTTGATTCACCACCACTTACATACGCAGTAAAAGAGGTAGTATCTATAGCATTTCCATCTTGGTCAGTGAGAGAAAAAGTATCCGCGTCTATACGCACAACAAGAAAAAACTGACCGTTCAACTCATCCATGCCCGCAACATCATCTATATAAACCTCATCGCCGGTAGCATATCCATGCCCTACGCTTGTCACTACCCCCGGGTTCGCTTGAGTGATGTCTGTAATACTCGTGGCGTTCTCAACAATAGTACCTCTATTTGAATGGAATCTTACATACCCGTCAGTAAACTCAAGAATATAAGCCTCCATATCATTAAAAACAAAGGGGATTAACCGCGCGCGTCTGTTCCTGCGTGTTGGCCGGTTATACATAAACCCGGGGCGAAAATCTGTAGGGCCGTGAAGTGATGTAAGCCAATTCTCACCGACAAGAACACCACTTTTATATATGTCAAGATTAGGCTGGTCTTTTAATTTTGGGGTAATAATTCCTGAACTAAAGTCAAAAATAGGGACATTAAGCTCGGCCATAAGGTCTCCCGTGTATGGAGGCCCCGCCATATATCCGTCTTGCGTTGAGCATACGGCTCTGCCTGAAAGCTATCGGCGGATTGGCTTTCCCGTTTTTTGCCTTGGCGCTTAGCATCTCCCGCTGTTTTGCTTGGGAAACTCTATTCTGGAGACCGGGGTTACCAGTAAGTTTATAGACTATCTTCTCCGCAAGCTCCGCAGCGAGATATAGTTTGAACGACGGGCTGAACTTAGTCACATCTGTCTGGTCGAATACATATCCTATATTTAGATTTTCAGCCCCGCCATTATTTATAAGAATTCGATTAACCTCTATTACATAATTCCATTGGGAGAGAGGCAGTCCCTGCTCTTTTATATAGTTCAAAGACAGGTAATTATTTGGTAATTGATACGCGTCTGCCCAGTTATCATTCGCATCAGGGGCATCGGCGTCTAAGGGTATCGCATTATGAGTGGATGCGAAATTCCATGGGAATCCTTCAAGCGATGCTTGCCGAATCCCTTCGTACCACCTATTACAAACCCCCGCGACTTTATCGCCGTCAGGTATTAAAATATCATTGATGTTTTCAGTCTTAATAATATCTAAAGCGAGATTAACTATCTCGGTAGGGGCGTTCGGAACCGGCATTTAAACCTCCTGTTATTAGGGAGAGGGTGGAGACTAGGTCCCCACCCCACATGACAGAAGATACCCTCTCCCTTATGTTACTTACGACTTGCGCGCTAACTTCATACGAAGCATCATCGTAGAGTCGTCACCCGCAACTTGCGTGGTGACCCGAAGACCTACAACAAATGCCTGACGAGTCGCGGACTCCATGTCAAAATCAGCCGCTTCATTGGCTAATTCGTACAGAGTCTTGTCTTGGTCGGCAAGAGCGATCTCTTCAAATATGCTTGCGGTGTTAGCGCCCGACACAGCCTGAGTTTCGATAAACCTTTTAACGTCTATCAC